ACAACATAGATGTTGCTGTAATAAGACAGTTTGCGTTTTTGCTTGCGAACAGTTTCTTTATTTGTTTCAGTACCAGTATTCCACAGTTCGCGGTTGTATTCTCCCAGAGGATCTTTCTGACCAATCGTAGTCAGAGAGTTTTCAATATACCATCCACCAGGACCCTGAAAGGCGTGCGAATACATTTTTGCCCAGGGAAGTTCTTCACCTTCGGGGGCAGGAAGAAAACGGATCACGGCAAAACCGTTACCAGTTTTATCCACTTCAGGACGCCACAAACGATCATCTACACCATTAGAAGTAGAACTCATCTTTTCTACTTCTTTAACAAGTTTTTGTGTTAATGAACCAAGCGAGGATTGTTTTTTAAGATCTTTAAAGCTCATTTTAGTTACCTTTTATTAATTGGATTTGGCCTTTGCAACAACTTTATTCTACTTTTAATAGAAAGGGATGTCAAGCCCAAGATTATAAAAATTTTAAAATATCTGTTCCTAATATTTTTCTCATTTTTCTTTTTCCATTACAACATTCGGATATATTTCCTGGAGAACAATTTAAATCAATTGATGCATCCATTATACTCTCATACTTAACAACTAAATTTTCATTAATGTCAAATCTTCCCACTTCTCGTCTATGTGGTTGTAAGTATTTAAGTTTTCTTTTTGTCTCTTCGGAAATAATTCTCCCTTTATTTGATTCCGATATTTTTCTTTTCTGTTCCTCCGGCATAATATATCCAAGATGCGACTTTCTCAAGTTTTCAATATGATCATCACTAAATTTAACGCCCTTTTTACTATTTGATATTTTTTGTTTTATGATTTCAGTATGTTTTGCTTGTTTACCACCTTCCAATAAATTATATCCATTAGGATATAAAGACTTTTTTTCTTGTATCCAATAAATCTCTCTTTCATTTAAAAAATTTTCTTCACATTCTTCAATAATATTAATTGAAAAATTTTTCCATCCATATTTTTTTAATGCATTATAAAAAGGTGTATTTTTGTTTTGTTTTAAATTAAATTTATGTGATCTTATTCTTTGTTTATAGTTAAGTGCTTGTCCAACATAAACTTTTTGGTTTAAATTATTAACAAACTCATAAATAACAGACATAAAATTATTTAACTCTATATCTATTTAGGGTTTCCATATTCGTTATTTTACAGGTCGGAACCTGTTTTGTCAATTTGTTCTTTCATCACTTTTAACATACAAGACATATTATTCCATATTACATTCATATCAACATTTGGGGGAAGTCCCATCATTGTTGCAGATTGTGCAATGCGCTCTTTCATTTCCTGTGCCTCAGGATCATCAGATAAACTCAATCTTGTATAAAGAACTTTTTGTTTTTCAAGAAGTTTTTCTAAAAGATTGACGTGTTTAATTTTATCTTCTTTTGACATCATAGGAAATTGAAAGACATTTTGATAAACGTCTTCTTGCATTTCACTAATCTCTGCAATTTCGGCACGGACTACTTCAGATTTAAAGAAACTCATTTGTCTGCAAAAACAACTTCTTTCAAAATTTTTTTATAATGAGATACATCTATATGTAGGAAGGAAGAATACTTTTTTAATTTTAAACTTACAGATTGCCACACAGGATCCTTAAGTTTCTTATCAAAGTTCTTCCCGAACAAGAATATTCTATCACAAATGACTAGTGTTTCTATGCTAATTTTCCCGTTCAGAAAATTTTTTAGAACTGGTGGATGACCTTTGGAGCAGTCAAAAATATCATCTACTTTTTTATTCTCAAATAAACTTTGAGTTTCTTCTTTAAAAATATAAGAAAGTGATTGATTTCTTTTCTTCCATTCAGAATATCTTTGATCTCCTTCTCTTATCATTTCACCAATCCACAACTTACTTGGATCAGTGCAGGTAATGAAATTTGATACGAAGAACTCTACAACTTCTTGATCTGTTTTTTGTCGTGCTACTTTTTCAAACCAAAAACGATCTTTGCGTTTATAAAAAGATTGAACCGTTGCACGACTTTTACCACAATACTTAAAGTAGTCATAACTATCTTTTGTAAAGTGATTTTTTAATGCAAGATATTCACGATATACATCAAAAGGCATCATTCAAAATACTAATTTAGCACGAGAAGTTTTTTTAAGAAAATTAAGTTCCATTGCTTCATACTTAATTTTCTCTTTTAAGGGTTTCGAGATCAATTTAGGAACAGACTCCACATCAATGCTATTCTTTTCACAAAAGTGAATAATTGCATCAATATAGTTCATGTCCTCATTTGTATGAACAAGAGTTTCAATTTCTTGAGCAAATTTTGATGGACAAAAGAACTTACTTTCTAATGCTTTTTCTAATTCATTCTCCATCTGACCCAGTATTGTGATGTACAAATTCTTTGATATAACGAACTAATAACTTAATATAATCCCCTTTGTTTCTTTTGTCAAATACTTTGACTTCACCACCAGGAGTGACCATTAAAGTAATCAGTTTTTTAATTGGTTTTTCCGTCAGTTCATAATAAGCTGCAGCATAAAACATTTCTTGAACAAAATAGTTTTCAATCCATTCCTCTGGTTTAATTTTATCTGAGGTTTTAAAGTCAATGACCGCAAGTTCTCCTTCATATTCAGCAATACAATCAACTCGTCCTGCAAGCCCGTAGTACTGTGAATATAAAGTTCTTTCAATTGCGTGTATGTTATTTATCTTATCAAGTTCTGGTTTGAGATGATAAAACATAAACTTTGTCAGGGGTTGATAATCGTCCCAGTTCAGTTCTCTATTTTCAAGATAGTCTTGACAAACTTGGTGAAAATCAGTTCCTCGTGCTGTTGCTCTTTTAGTGATACGATTTGCTTCTTCAAGACCAATACGTTCTCTCCACTTCACAAAAATCTGTCTATTATAAAAAGACGTTACAGAAGTGATAGAAGGCACCCACTCTCCATTTGGAAGATGGTAGAGACGGATGCCGTTTTGTTCTTTCTTTTCTAACTCAAGATCACCTAAAAAATTATGATGAATAAAACTCATACACCTACTTCCATTTTTGCAAGAATATACTCTTTAACTAATCCAGAACGAACAATATCTTCAACTCCAAACTCAATAATATCAATTGATGGCATTATACGAAGAACTTTCATAAAATCAACAATACCATTCTTTTCATTCGTTCTGATTAAATCGGACTGAGTTGCATCACCACAGAACATAATTTTAGAATTTTCACCAACACGAGTGATAATTGAGTCTAATTCGTGAAAATTAAGATTTTGGAATTCGTCAACAATAATGATTGAATTGTCCAAAGTAGTTCCACGAATAAACGATGTGCTCCAAAAACTAATCGTCCCTTGAGTCTTGAGATTACCGTAAAGCATTTCAAAACTGGACTCATCTGGCATTTCAAACATATACTTTACCATATTCTTATATGGAATTTGGTAAAGTGAAGATTTATCTTCGTGATCTCCAGGAAGAAAACCAATTTCTCTTGTTGCAACTAATGAACGAACAATGTAAATTTTTTCATAAGGAGATTTTTCATCAAGAACATCTTTAAGTGCATTATAAAGTGCAATAAAAGTTTTACCAGTACCTGCACATCCATAAGCAACGATGTTTTTATCCAATCGGTAAGATCTAAAAAATTCTTCTTGATTGTCAGTAAGAGGTTCAATGTCCCTCATTAAATCCATACTGATGGGTTTTTTCCTTTTCATTTGCTTATTGCTCATTCCAAAAGGTACGGGAGATGCTGGTTGATTTCTTTTTCTTGGCATTTACTTTCTAGATTGGTTTTACTTTAGATCCGGGGGCCTTTGATGCTTTATGTAATACATCATTCCATCCAGGATGAGATTTTTTAAGTCTGTCATATATCTCCCCAACTTCACCAGATGAAGGGCAGGTTGAAGGATCAGACCAATCTCTATCCCAATCAGAGTTGTCTTTCTTCCATTGTTCCCAATCGTGGACACTCATTGTCACTTCTTTTTGTTCACCAGTAACTTTATTATAAACGGGGTATGTTGCCATATGTTAATAATTACGACAAAAATATTTATTCAAGAGTGATGGATGGGGCATCCATACACTCAGCACATCCTTCACGAGTCCAACCAAGTGCCTCAGATACTGCAGGAAACTGACAAGTAAAAATACAACGAACCAGTTCTGCAATTTCCATATGTTCTTTCTGCGTACCGTGTGCTGAACGGAGATTGATATAGTGTATCCAAGAACGCACAGAACCTGTCATATAAAGTCTTGTGGGGGTTGCTAAAGGCAGTACAAACCTTGCACACTCCTTTGCCACACCTTTCTCCAGAAGACGGTTGTAGAGGCGCAGCGACGCTTCAAAATGAACACGGATGTCTTCTGTCAAAGTCAGTCTCAAATAATCGGGGATATCATCAATACTGTTTTGACGATTTTTAGTATCTTGCCTGCGAAGTTCAGGGAGAGGAATTGATTTACTTAAAAGTCCAGTATCAGCATATCGTTGAGAAAACTCTTGAAAAGTAAAACTACGATGCCTCAAAATTTGTGCTGCAATGCCTCTTGTTGTGTTGATCTCTACAGTCATCGAAGCCTGTTCAAAGATACTCCAATGCTGATGCTGAATACAATACTTAAGTAATCCAGAAAACTTTTCATTCTGTTGATTATCTGGATTACTTACCCGAGCACAGTATGCCATATGCTTTTCTGCATCTGGAGTAACACTAATGAGTTTAACTTCGGGTTTCATAAACTCAAATTCATCAATCTGCATATCCATCATCGTCGTCATAAAATACTTCGTCGTAATCATTTATATGTGGAGCAATTTCTTCATATTGGTATGAAGATGTATCAGAATAAATCTCTGCCTTTAAACAATCAACCAGTGACTCAAGATTTCTTACAATTAGTTTAAGTTTTTCTTTATCCATTTTGCAAGTTGCATTAAGGATATTATAGTTAAAAAAAAGAGAGGTGTCAAGCACCTCTCTTAAATTATGCAACTTGTGGTTGCTTTGCCATATTCAGTTGTGCAATTTTAAGAAGAGTTTCCTTCTTTGCTTTGAGTTTAAGATAACGAACAAAATAAGTGTTCATTTTTGCTCACCTTTTACAAACTTAACACCACGATAGGTTTCGTTGTATGCTTGAGGCTGTTGCTGTTGTTGTGCCTGTTGTTGGCGACGAACTTCGGTGTCATATGCGACACCACGATATACGACCTGTGACATTAGGGTTCTCCTTAGTTGTTTAAGTTAAAGAGCGTTCCTTCAGTCGGCTTTTGCGTTCGCTATTTGCGAATAGCGAATGAACGATCCGTTCCGAGTCGGCTTACTTCCGTTCCCGTTGGGAATGAACGATAAGTGTATCATAACACCTATATAGAATTTATGCAAGCACTTTTGTAACTTTTGTTACCGTTCTATGTAACTCAAGGTATGATTTGATGCATAAAGTTGCTGAATAATAATATCGCATCCAATCTTTGGATTACAATCACCGCAAGTATAAACATCCACTGCAGCTTTCCCTTCTTCAGGCCAAGTATGAATACTTATATGACTTTCTGCAAGTAAGCACATTACAGTGACTCCTTGCGGTTCAAACTTTTTTGAAATCGTTTGAACTACAGTGGCACCACTTGCGATTGCTGCGTTTTCTAACAAATCAATGAGACAACGCTCATCGTCTAAAAGAACAAACGAACATCCGTATAAGTTAAGTAAATAGTGCTTGCCCATTTATCATAAGTTCTCCTGTGCTTCCTGAATTAATTTACTCACATAAGTTTCGGTTCCATCCATAGTTTTAACTTCAAAAAGAGGAGACCTTTGATACTTTTTGATTTTCTTATATTTTTTTAATATCTTATTTATTTCATCTTTGTTAATTGAAATTTCAATCTTTTCTTTACTAAATCCTTCACTCATCTTCTTTTCTTTTTTTCTGGTTGCTTATATCCCCAAAGTTTGGGATTTAATTTTCCATAACCAAAATCAATTTTTTGAATTGATCCAGGACCATAAGTATCATAATACATATCAAAAATACGAGTCTTAGTACCTCTTGTTAAATCAAGATATTGTTTTTGATCAATTATATACCAAACCAAATAAGCATCACTTGGAAAAGAAGTATCTTTTGCCTTCTCAAGAGTTGTTTTTTCTAAAAGAATTTCACAACCATATCTTGATGGCAGAATATTATTTTCTTCTTTTTCAAATTCTGCCATACTTTTTTCCCCACTTACTGCAACTGTCACGAACGCCCACCCCATTGAATTTCGGGATAAGCTTCTTTCACGTTATCCATACTTATTTTATATTTATTTGTCAGTCTCTTATCTTTTGTAAGAATTAATACTTCTGCTTCTTTTGGATGAAGTCCTTGAAGAAGGTTAATGAACATCATTTCTCTACGAATTGTAGAAAGTCCATTGTTACCACCTTTAACATAATGATAAAGATTTTGATATTCTCTACGAAGAGTTGTGCGTCCTCTTCCATCTAAATCTTGTCCCGTAGCAGACTCGCCACCTGAAGCTTCTTTTGCTAAATTTTCAGACAGAGTTCCAGAATAAACTGATTGCTCATCAGCATTTGCATAAGGAACTTCCCCATCAGGAAGAAGACTAATTACAGTATCGTCAAAGTTCCAAATGAAAATTGTTTTTAAAGAGTCGTGTTCGTAGGTTTTAAGAACTTCAACTTTTTTTGCATTACTTCTTTGTTTTGAAGCCAGTTCCAAAACTTCAAATACAAATGGATTGGATGGAAGACTTTCAATTGGTTTTTCAGTTGTCGTATTCTTTGTTTTTGTTGCAGTCATAAATTTCAGTTTAATACTATAGATTTAAGATATTTAGCAGTATTACTTAATCATCATCGTCGTCATCATCATCAAAATATCCTTCTTCAAATCTGACGGCAACAACTTCATCAGGTATAATCTGCCCATTTTCATCAAAGAACTCTGGATGCAAGTATGGAGGTCTTGACTCAAGTAAATGCCTATAGGTTAACCAACCTATTATGCTCCCAGTCATAAAGAAGAGCAACGTGAACATTACTGAGAATGTTATTACATATGCTGGTTCCATTGGTTTTCTCCAGAGAGGTTTTATTTTTTCCTAATGTCAAAGTGAAATTCAATAAAAAAATGAAACTCTCTACGAAAGAGAGAAATCATTTTACCAAACTTCACTTGAAAAGTTTTTGGTTTTGATTTCTCCTTCCTCCTATTGCGTAGTAATAACTCAACACCCCGGTTAATTTGGAGTTCATTGTTATTTAGTGTTCTTCTTGCGTCTTCCTGGTCGTTTGTCATTACTATATTTCCAAGCATCTTCTAGAATGCCATAGATGTAGTTTCTTATTTTTCTTGCTTGGGGTTTAGGAATGTGTCCATAAGCCTCACGAAGTTGTTTATGAAGGTCATCAGCACCACCTTCTAAGTATGTGTCCAAATCCATTACAAGATTGTTGATTTCATTTGCTGTGGTGCTTTCAATAAACTCTTCAACTTGACTTCTTTTTGTTCCACGAATTTTCAGATAATCATAAAACTTTAAAACAAATTGTCCCTTAAAGGCATAATCAATTGCCTTTTCAACATCATTGTAAACTTCGTGAAAATTAGTATTCATTAAACTAGATTTTGCTCCTTCAAATATTGAACAGTGTCGGAGCAACCTCCGATGTGTTTTTCATCAACAATTACTTGGGGAAAGGTAGACCCCTCTCCAAATTCCGCATAAAACTCTTCACGAGTAAAATCTCTATTCAATTTGTAAACCACATGTTGTAGTTCTGCCAATTCTAACACCTGCTGAACTTTTACGCAATATGGACAACCATCTTTAGAATAAACTGTAAACTTCATAATTCTTAATAAAACTGAAAGTTATTTAGCATTGACTGGAATTCGTTGGTCTTCTGAAAGTCTCAGTTGTCCAGCATCAAGCAATTGCTGTTTTCTTGTTGTGCATCCACCCTCTTTTACATTTGATGCAACGACATTTGTTGTAGAAAGTGCTTTTGGAATTTCAACATCAATTACTGGACTCATCAAAACTTTATTTCTTGTAATCGTTCGGTTTTGTGGGTCAAAAGAAACCATTGTATGTGCGTCCATTTCATCACCACAATCAACAATTTTTTTTCCTGTTTTGGTTTCGATTACAGAAAAATATTCTTCATTATACTTTTTCATTTTTTAAAGTCTTTTGTTTATTGTAGGATGCTTCTGGTTTTCTGTAAAGTTGAGGCCAAGTATCACGAATAATTTCTGCAAGTTTATGTGGTGTTGTAGAAGATATCATAAATCTTGAGTAAGAGATGTTATGAATATAAAGAAACCGAATGTAATAAAAAATGTGAGAATAAAGAGCATAAAAAAGGAGTTCTTGTGGAACTCCTCTATTTATTTTTTAGGTTTTATATCAACCGATGGTAGGAGCAGTTAAGGCAACAGGAGTTGCTTCAACTGATGCTAGATCCAAAGGAAAGTTATGGGCATTTCGTTCATGCATTACCTCAAAACCAAGGTTCGCACGATTGAGGATGTCTGCCCAAGTAGGGATAACTCGGTTAGAACTATCAAGCAGTGACTGGTTGAAGTTGAAACCGTTTAGATTGAACGCCATAGTAGATACACCAAGAGCGGCAAACCAAATACCCACGACGGGCCAAGCAGCAAGGAAGAAGTGCAGCGAACGGGAGTTATTGAAGGAAGCATATTGGAAAATAAGGCGTCCAAAATAACCGTGAGCGGCAACGATGTTGTAGGTTTCTTCTTCTTGTCCAAACTTGTAACCATAGTTTTGACTTTCAGTTTCGGTTGTTTCACGAACGAGTGAAGACGTAACCAGACTTCCGTGCATAGCACTAAAAAGACTGCCACCAAATACCCCAGCCACGCCAAGCATGTGGAAAGGATGCATCAAGATGTTATGCTCTGCCTGGAACACAAACATATAGTTAAAGGTTCCAGAGATACCCAGAGGCATCGCATCAGAGAAAGAACCTTGACCGAAAGGATAGACCAGGAACACCGCAGAAGCAGCAGCAACAGGAGCACTGTAAGCAACCATAATCCAAGGACGCATTCCAAGACGATAAGAAAGTTCCCATTCACGACCCATGTAGCAGTAAATACCAATTAGGAAGTGAAACACAATCAGTTGAAAAGGTCCACCGTTGTAAAGCCACTCATCAAGAGAATTTGCTTCCCAGATGGGGTAGAAGTGCAGTCCGATTGCGTTGCTTGAAGGAACAACAGCACCTGAGATGATGTTGTTGCCATACATGAGTGAACCAGCAACAGGTTCACGAATACCATCAATGTCCACCGGAGGTGCGGCAATGAAGGCGACGATGAAACATACAGTTGCGGCAAGCAGTGTAGGAATCATCAGAGTTCCGAACCAACCAACATAAAGGCGGTTGTTCGTTGAAGTAACCCACTGGCAAAATTGTTGCCAGGAGTTAGTAGATTGTCTTTGAGCAATTGTAGCAGTCA